CTATCGGTGCAATATTTCTGTGGGATAAACACTATCACAACAGAATGGGTTCGGCACAAGATCTTTGTGAAGATTGTGCTAACCACAGTTATAGACTTTTTAAAATTAAGGGAGTTGGGAGGAAGGCTTACAACGAAATAAACAAGATGCTGTCCGATGCTGGATATAAACCACACATCACCACTTGGGGAGAGTTTAAAAAACGGATAGAGGAGTCAGGGGTAAGTGATTCTGATGTTTTAACAACTGTGGGTGGTTATAGGGCAGACAGAATCGATGTTAGAATATCAAGCGATGGAGTTTCTTTAAGGTTTGCAAAACCGACTGAATAGAGAGATGGATTGTTGAGCGGCAGATCACCGAAGCTGATTTGAACCAGATAAAAGAAGAAAGAGCATAAAAATTCATTCATAGCCCTCTAACTAAATAGTTTCAGGGACAATCTGAACAACAGAAGCCCTCTTACCTGGGAAACCGGGTCTGAGGGCTTTTTTTATTCACTCTCAACATAAAGGATTAAACATGGCAGGCGAAAACGTGTCGGCTGAAGCTGGTGGTGGAGAGATCAACGTAACGGTTGAAGACCTTCATCGTGCGGCGGAGGAGACCAAACAGGCAGAAACCCAAGAAACCCTCGTGGAGAAACCGGCCGGAGAACTCGATGCTGAAAAGCCGAAGGAAACCGAGCAGGAACCCGCAGAGGAACCTACGGATAACGCGACACGCACCAAGCTGGGAATGAAAGTCGCTGCACAGGAAAAGCAACTCGAAGAAATGAGGGGCTTGCTCCAGCAGTCAAATGCTCAATTAAAGCAGGTGACAGACATCATTACCCACTTTGCCCAGGCCGCGCAGCAACAGCAACAAAGTCAAGTCCAGACCGATGAGCCGGAATACATTCCGACCGAAACCAAGGAGTTTCTGTCCTTCCTCGAAAAGCGCGAACAGCAGAGGCAGACACAGGCGCAAAGTCAAGCTATGGCCTTTGCCCACGAATATGTGAACGTGATCGAGGAAATAGGGAAAGGCGAATCCGACCCGGCGATGGTTGCCGAGATTAAAAAACTCACAACCGAAGGCGGACAGCCTTTCAACAAGAAGTATTCCAACAGTGCTTCGGCAGACGCCACGACCAATTTTTTCCGAGCCAAGGCTTACATCCTCGAACAGCGCATCTCAAAAGGCAAGACCCCTGAAAATCCTCTAAAGGGCGGGACTCCCGAGAATCCCTTGGGCGCACCGTCTTCATCTACCGCCAAAAAGCCCGACAAGAGTGTTGAACTCGATGCTTTTGCGAAACGGGCGGCGGCGGCATGGGGGTATTCGGGCAAGGCCCTTGAAGATGTCATGAAGGGATAAGAGTTGCGAGAGTTTACACGCAGACATCCAAGCAGAACGATAGTCCGGCATGACGCAAGGACTAGGCCTCTAAAACCCGCAAGGTGGGAAGAAGAAGGCCGGTACTTCCGATGCTGGAACTGCAACTTCATCTGCGACTCGGAAAGAGACCAACTTGGCGGACCCGAAGATCGGGCTGGAACTGACAGCGAATTTGCACAGTTTACCCTTCCTGACCACAACTGGATCGACTACGGCCAGGCTGCCGTTCCCAAAATTCTAAGGGGCCAGTCTCATACCGTATTGGTCCGGGTGGACGGAGAAGGGAACCCTCTACCGATTCTTTTGAATTATTCGCCCATAGTTGACCGGGGCTGTCCATTTTGCGGTTCGGTCAATTACCGAGGCGACTACCGCTAAGGAGAAACATTTATGCAGATTTTAAACCAAGGCGAACCAGCGCAGAGATGCTGGGTCCCTGTTTGCACAAGTTCCGGCATCACCATCTATGAAGGCTCACTTGTCACAATGAGTACGGATGGTGTTATCCCGTATACTTACGGGTCCGGCGCTTGGAACACCACCGGCAAGACCACATGGCCTGCGACCGCTATACCGTGGGGCCTTGTGATCGGGACCAGCAACCGATACGAACAATATTCCTCCACTTACAACGCCCAGTACATCACCTCAGTTATCACTTCAAACGCCAATTTCACTCGTGAGATGGTGGGTATTGAAGGCGGCTGGGGGATGGACCAGCAGGCTTATGTCTATGTGGAGCGGATTTTCCCGTGGACGGTGTTACGGTCGAATATTTACTTCACGACAGTAGGGACCGCCCCAACCGTAGCAACAGTTTCCTCTCTTACGACAAACGGTTCAACGGGCATGGGGTATACCACTGCGGCCACCATCGGCTTTACCAGCATAGCCGATCTTACAACCGCCTACTGCCGTTCGGGACTTAACCGGGGCATCTACCGCGTAACGGAAGCGGGAAGCACGACCGCCCTAACCTTTACATCGCCTTTTCCGTATGCAGTAACGATTGGCGATACGTTTGTCCATGCGAACATCAAGTCCTTCGGAACCTGCTGCCTTGTGCCGGATGCTCAGGGAATGTGGGTTGACGGCGCCACGGCAGGGACATCGGGCACCACAGGAGTAGCGGCAGATATAGTGCGCCTCAATCTTGAGGAAGCCGGAAGAGAATATGTCGATTTCCGGTTTAACCTCTACAACTTCCTGCCCTTGCTGGTTTAAGGCGCGGAAAGGAGCTAAGTCATGGCCAGTATTATTGAATCAGCATCCTTCCGCAAGCTCGTGGAAGGGCATATCAAAAACGTGAAGCAGCAGACATATAAGGACATCCCCAGCTATAAAGACCGTCTTTTCAAGGTGATGTCTTCGGACTCTGCGTATGAGGACTTCTTTTCAATCGGGACCGTTCCCGACATTCCGGCTTTTACCGGGCGTATCAATTACCTGCCCGTCTTCTCCGGCTACTACACGAAGATCGAGCCGAAAGAGTTTTCGGGGGGCCTTCTCTTTCAGCGAAAACTTCTGGACGACGAGCAGTACGGCGTTCTTTCAAACCGGGCAGCATGGCTCATGAGAGCGGCAAGAAGGACCGAGATAAAGGCGGAAATGCACAGCCTTGTCTACGCCTTCTCTGCGGCTTTCGAGTACATGACCTCGGAAGAGGGCGTGGCGCTTTGCTCGACCGGGCATCTTACCAAGTCGGGCGCATCGACTTCCGTTGGTTTTAACAACCTCAGCACTGCGGCCCTTTCAAAAACAGCGGTTGCAGCGGCCAGGCTCAAGATGAGGCTTTTCCGCGATGACCTCGGAGAGCGAATCGACGTTGGAGACGATTTAATGCTGATCGTTCCCGACAATCTTCACGAGACCGCCTATGAGATCGTTAAGACCCCGAAAAGCCTGGATACGGCGGAAGGAAACGTGAACTTCCAATACCAAAGATATGATCTTCTCGTTCTGCCCCGGTTGGACGACTATTCGACCTCCAACTGGTATCTCACCTGGAAATCGCAGATGAAGGAAGATCATCTCTGGGTGGACCGGATTAAACCCGAACCGAAAAACACCTGGGATTTTGAGACCTACACCTTGAAGCTGGCGATGTATTTCAGGTTCGCCTACGGGTTCAAGGACTGGCGCTTTATACTAGGGAGTCAAGTATCGTAATGGATTTTAAAATGGACAATCTCCATAATATAGTGTAGGTTACTGCCATTAACCCAACATTTTAAAATGGAGGTTGTCCTATGAGAAAAAACATTGCGCCTAGGTATTGTGAAGAGTGCAGGAAAAAGTTTTATCCGACTGGCAACAATCAAAAGTTTTGTCGGAAGAAATGCCAAGAAGTTCATGAAGCAAAGCACATAAACAAGGATAGGAAGCATGAAGCCAACCTCAAACATAAAGAGAAAAGCCGACATGGGAACGGAAAAGAACGGTTGGTTGCGCAATATGGCCTTGTTTGCAGCAAGTGTGGCAAAACCGGCGACTCTTTTGAAATTACAGGGCATCACACCACTGGCGACAAGAACGAGCATGAATATCAAGAATTGTTGTGTCGATCTTGCCACGCCAAAGCGCACGATCTCGGACAGTACAAAATCAAAATCGTGGACAAAGAGTCTATCCAAAAGGCTCTTGCTGATAGCAAGGGCCTTGATGAGGCTGCCGCAAAACTCGGCATTAGTCGTTCATTTCTCAGGAAACAACGGATTCACTATGGGCTTTATGACCAACCGTGCAAAAAATGCGGCAGGATTTATCCGAAATCTGAAGAGTGCCGGAAATACTGCCCTGAATGCACGGCTGGCATGAAAAAGGGACATTACAACAAATTTTACTTAACCTCATAACCCTGCTGGGGGGCTTCGGCCCCTCAGTGAGCCATCACTGGCAGGAAAGGATTCAAAATGGGCGGTGCAATAGCCTATACGAACAATCAAGGGCAAGTGAAATTGGTAAACGTGCGCGGTTCCAGGGTCATGCCGATTTTGGCGGAACTGCCATTTATACCCGGCAATATCTGGCATGTTAAACCCTACAGCGGTTCGGATTCAAATACCGGCCAAAGACCGGACCAGGCACTCAAAACCCTTCCTTATGCTCAAACCGCAGCCGTAGCGAATCAGAACGATGTGGTTCTGATGTATGCTGAGAGCAATACAGCAGGCTCCACAACGGACTATCAATCGACAACTCTCAACTGGGCGAAGGACGGGGTCCATCTTATCGGCGTAAACGATGGCAACCCTTTCAGCCAACGGTCCAGAATAGGATGGGCTTCTACAGCCACGACCGCGCTTACAAGCCAGGTTCCGCTTTTTTCTCTGAGCGCAAACGACTGTCTGATTAAAAATGTCAGTTTCGTAGTTGGAAACGGCCAGACATATCTTTCCGGCGGCGTTTATGTTTCGGGGGATCGCAATGTTCTCCGCAACGTAGGTATTGCATGGCCTGTCAACACAGGCAACGATGCCGTGGGAGCCTACGCTGCGTATTTCAGCGCTGCCGCCGATACGCTGGTTGAAGACTGCGTGATGGGTTCCTACACCATTGATTCGGGCAGTGCGGCCAACAGCACCGTGCTGATCGGAGCCGGAACCGGAATCATCACTTTCAGACGTGACAAGTTCATCCAGCGGCTTTCTTCCTCGACCAACACTCCATTCATCAAAACAGTAGACGCCAACTCCATCGGATTTGGCTGCGTCTGGTTTGAAGGTTGCGGTTTCATTTCAACTTCGGTTAATGCGGCCCATGCCCAAACCAGCGCCATGTCGATTACCGCCGCTCAGGCTAGCGGGAGAGTAATTGTAGATCCGAATTGTTACACGAACGCCGGAAGTTGGGACAACGCCCACACAAGCATGGTGCTTATAGGCGGTGTGCTGACTCCGACCAGTTCCGCCGGGTTCGGCACATTGTATGCGACAGCCGCTTAACTTTTACAGGGAGGGCTTCGGTCCTCCCCAACCTCCAAATAAGGATTTTTTATGGCTCAAGACGCAAGATCAGCGGGAATAGAAGATATCCAGTTTTTCACCGATGTGGACAAGAAATTCGAGAAAAAGCAAGAGATTCTAACATCGACTTACCCTGCATGGTATTTCGACCAGCAGCTTGCCGCTCAAAAAGAGGAATTGAAGCAACGGAAGCGACGGCCGGCCGATGACGAAATAGTGCCGAGCGGCCCTGAGTATGCAGCGGAAACAAGGCTGCTTGAGGCCAAAGTCAAGGAAGTTGAAGCCTCTCGGCCCAAGCTGAACGGACCTCAAAAGAACTTCCTGACTCGGGAAGTCGCAAACCTCGAAGCGGGGATCAAGGAAACTCTTTTCACCTACGATGACATGCAAACAGGTGAAGCAAGCGCCCACGAAGAACTAAAACGCCAGATGAACCCGTGCGTAAAAATCGACAAGCGCCTTGCTTCAATGCTCAACCTCAAGAGCTACAAAGGCGGCATGGTTTCAAGGGATGATGCCACAATCGCAACGCAAATCTGCAATAAGCTCCTAGGCGAAAATACCAACTGCGAAAAGCTCCGGCCCAAAAGCATGACATGCCGGACAAGAAAAGTCGCTCCCTTTACCGGGGATGAAGATTCTCCCTCTTTTGGCGAGATGATGGAGTTACAGGATGGACGGGAACCAGCTACTCCGGCAGTTGCGTGATATTCTAAACGAGTCCTCATCTAGCGGCTGGATGGATGGTTTCACCAGCTATATGTACTTGTGGCAGGGGGCTGTCGAGTTCGTTTCCCGTACCGAGTGCTTTAAAAACACTCAGGCAATAACGACTCAGACTGGAATACCGAGTTACACGCTCAATGCCGACTATCTTGAGCTTTTCGCAAAGACACACGACAACCGCTACTTCGTGACCCTAAACGACGGGGTAAGCGACAACCATTATCTTTTCTATAAAGATTACTCGGAAATTCTGTATCGGAACCAGCAAAACTCCGTCCAATATCCTTATAACTTCACAATTATTGACGATCCAGACCCTCCCGCGCCGGTCAGCGGAACGGCTTCGGGAACAAGCGTCGCCTCGGGGGGGCAGTCGGTTCTTACCGATTCAACCGCTGATTTTTCTTCGTTCGACGCTGGGGATTCGGTGCATGACATTACTGACGGCTCACTGGGAATCATTCTTTCCAAAACATCCAGCACCCAGCTTGTGACAGCCCTTTTCTCCGGGACGGTAAACCAATGGAGCGCAGGGGACGCTTACGAGATCGTTCCGCAGGGCCGAAGCATGATCGTTATTGACCCGCCCCCCTCGACGCCGGGATATACGATCAGCCTGCCCTATGTTCAAAGACCCGCGCCTGTTTTCTCGGACTATGGAGTCTATCGCTTCCAACGTGAGTACTGCCTTGCGGTCATAATGTATGCGGCCTGGCTTTACAAATACCGGGATTCCAAGCCGAACGAGGGGGATAAATATTACATCCATTTCGATAATCAGGTGAAGCGGTACTCATACGGAATTTCTGCCCGGTACAGAACGAACAACCGGATGAAAGTAAATATGAAGGCGGGGAGAAGATGAGAAATGAGAGTCGTTGCATGGTTTTTGTGGATTATTCTTTTATTTGGTTTTGCCGGTTCGGTGAAAGGTGAAGAGATGAGGCCGACTTATTCACCGCAAAGAAGAGCAATCAGGCTCCCGCAACTATCCTCCAATGTGCCTTCCAGGAGAAAGATAGTAGCTCCTTACGCCACGGCGGGGATAACAGCGCCTACGGTTACAGGCAATCCCGCGCAGGTGGTTGACGATCAGGGGGCGCTGGCGACTCAGGGCACACAAGGGCTTGGGTTTTCAAATTTGTCACTTCAAACTCCTTTGGGGGATAATGCTCCGACAACAATCAGTATTTCGTTTGGCGCAGGGATGGTTCTGCAAAACCCCAACGATGGGACGACTATCACGCTTTCTGCTCCCATATCGGGCCAAACGCTCAACAGTGCAATTAACGGAGTTGGAGGATTGGATATCGGTTCTCCTGCGGGCACAGGTCCGCAGGGATCGAGCATATACTACATTTTTGAAATTTATGATCCTGTCATGCAGACGGCTTCATGCCTGATGTCTCTGTCTGCGACCTCTCCTGAATTGCCATTGGGTTATACATATTATAGATGGATAGGCGCAACTCCTTGGATAAATGCTTACTTCGTCCCATTTATCCAAAATAATTACGATCTTTATTTTATGGAAGCGTTGAGTCTATTTGGTTCTCTTACGGGGACATGGCCACAAACATTGGACTTTACGGGGCAGTTCCCCCCCAATCCTTATATTACCCATGTCATT